GCAGATGCTCCAGGAACATCTTCTTTTGCTGCCGCAAGAGGAGCAAGAAATGATGAACTTCATGTTGTTGTAATTGATGGAAAAGGAACGATTACTGGAAATGCTGGAACAATCCTTGAGAAGCATCTAAATCTTTCTAAAGCTTCTGATGCAGAATATTCTGTTGGTTCACCTGCTTATTGGAATACTTACCTCAAGAATAATTCACAATATATTTTTGCAGGATCTGCAAGTGATCAAACTTTAGTAAAAACCGGTTTTGATGGCGTAGGTTTTGTCACATTCACAGATGGTGGATGGAATCAAAAAGCAGAAGATGCCGATGGTGCAAATATTTTTGATGCCGTTGGTCCTTTGAATCTTGTATTTTCTCAAGGAAAAAATTATAATGGTATTTCCACAATTACAGAAGATACGGCACTTAAAGTCGGATTAGGTGATGTAGTTTCTGGTTATGGTTTATTTGAAAACGAGTCAGAGGTTGATGTTGACTTCCTTCTCATGGGATCTGCAGCTTATGACGAAGTTACGGCAAGAGCACTAGCAACCAAATTAATTCAAGTTGCAGAGACAAGAAAAGACGCAGTTGCATTTATTTCACCATATAGAAGTTCAATAATTACAGATACATCATCTGATACTGCTGATACTATAAACTCTGTTGAAGATTCAACTACAAATATAATTAATTTCTTTGGTCCACTTACTTCTTCGTCTTATGCCGTATTTGATAGTGGTTACAAGTACATGTACGATAGATTTAATAATACCTTTAGATATGTACCTTTGAATGGTGACATTGCCGGAACTTGTGCTAGAAATGACATCAATAACTTCCCATGGTTCTCACCTGCCGGAACCTCTAGAGGAACTATTCTCAATGCCGTAAAACTGGCTTATAATCCAGGAAAACTCCAGAGAGATAGACTTTATTCTTCTAGAATCAATCCAGTCATTTTCTCTCCAGGATCCGGAATCATCCTATTTGGTGATAAGACTGGATTTGGTAAGGCATCCGCATTTGATCGTATTAATGTCCGTCGTCTCTTCATCTTCCTTGAAGATACCATTGCTGCTGCAGCAAGAGATCAACTCTTTGAATTCAATGATGAAATTACAAGAGCAAACTTTGTAAATATCGTCGAACCTTTCCTTCGTGATGTTCAAGCAAAGAGAGGTATTCAAGATTTTGTGGTTATTTGTGACGAAACAAATAACACTGCTGCGATTATTGACAGTAACGAATTTGTTGCTGATATATACATTAAGCCAGCAAGATCGATTAACTTCATCGGTCTTAACTTTATTGCCACCAGAACTGGTGTGGCATTTGAAGAAGTCATCGGTTCCGTTTAATTTAGAGGTTTCCAACAATGGCAGAGCGTTTACAACAAGAAACAATTCCTTTAAGGAAGATTAGTGATTTTAAATCTAAATTAACTGGTGGTGGTGCTAGACCTAATCTATTTGAGGTTGTTTTAGCATTTCCTTCAACGGTAGCACCGGTTAATGAAAATGAAGTCTTACAAAAATCTAGATTTTTAGTCAAGGCAGCAGCATTACCGGCATCAACAATTGCTCCAATTGATATTCCATTCAGAGGTCGTATTTTAAAGATTGCTGGTGATAGAACTTTTGAAACATGGACTATTACCGTCATTAATGACACTGACTTTATGATTAGATCCGCAATGGAAAAGTGGATGAATACTATTAATAAATTGGATGATGCTACAGGAATTTCAAATCCTGTTGATTACCAATCTGATGCTATGGTCCATCAACTTGATAGAGATGGATCTACTCTTAGATCTTATAAGTTTAAATCAATTTTCCCAACTAATATTTCGACAATCGATCTTAGTTATGAGACAACTGATACAATTGAAGAATTTACTGTAGAGATGCAGGTTCATTACTGGGAAGCATTTAAGGGATCTTCATCTTCAGCTAACGGTGAAGATATCCAATAAATAGTAAGACAATAGACTAAAATAGTATTATAATATGGCACGCCTTTTTGGTTTTTCGGTAAGTGACACCGAGAAAAAATCACCATCAATTGCTTCCCCCGTTCCTCAAAATAATGAGGACGGGGTTGATAATTATATTTCGAGTGGTTTTTATGGTCAATACTTAGATATTGAAGGTGTTTATAGAACTGAATTTGATTTAATTAAGAGATATCGTGAGATGGCACTTCATCCTGAGGCGGATGGTGCCATCGAAGATGTTGTCAATGAGGCAATCGTTAGTGATCTTTATGATTCTCCAATTGAAATTGAACTTTCAAATCTCAATGCCAGTGATAAATTAAAAAGTATTATCAGAGAAGAGTTTAAAAATATTAAGGATATCATGGACTTTGATAAAAAGTCTCATGAAATTTTTAGAAATTGGTACGTTGATGGAAGACTTTTTTATCTCAAAGTCATTGACCAGAAAAAACCAGAAGAAGGTATACAAGACTTAAGGTATATTGATCCCTTAAAAATTCGTCATATTAGACAAGAAAAGAAAAAAAATAAAGCAACTTTAGGTCCCGATCTAGGATCAACAAATAAAGATAAATTCCAGTCACCAGAATTGGAAGAGTATTTTGTATATACTCCAAAACCAAATTATCCAACCGGAACTATGGTTGGTGGTGGGGGAACAAAAGGTATTAAAATTGCCAAAGATTCTATTACATATTGCACTTCTGGATTAGTTGATAGAAATAAGGGTAATGTTCTTTCATATTTACATAAGGCAATTAAGTCACTCAATCAACTCAGAATGATTGAGGATTCTCTGGTTATCTATAGATTAAGTAGAGCACCAGAAAGAAGAATTTTTTATATTGACGTTGGTAATCTTCCCAAAGTAAAGGCAGAACAATACCTCAAAGAGGTAATGAGTCGTTATAGAAATAAACAAGTCTATAATGCTCAGACTGGAGAAATTCGTGATGACCGTAAATATATGAGTATGCTGGAAGATTTTTGGCTTCCCAGAAGAGAAGGTGGTAGAGGAACTGAAATATCAACTCTTCCTGGTGGTCAAAATCTTGGAGAACTTTCTGATATTGAATACTTCCAGAAAAAACTTTATCGTTCACTTGGAGTTCCCGAATCTAGAATTGCTGCTGATGGTGGATTTAATCTTGGTCGTTCTTCCGAAATTTTAAGAGATGAACTTAAGTTTGCTAAATTTGTTGGTAGACTGAGAAAGAGATTTGCCAATATGTTTAGTGACATGTTGAAAACTCAACTTATTCTCAAAAATATTGTCACTCCAGAAGATTGGGAAAAAATTAGTGAGCACATTCAATATGATTTCCTGTATGATAATCAATTTGCAGAATTAAAAGAATCTGAATTGATGAATGAAAGATTGGGATTACTTGCCACTATTGAACCATATATTGGTAAGTTTTATTCTAATGACTATGTTCGTAGAAGAATTCTTAGGCAGACTGATGCTGAAATCATAGAAATTGATGAGAAAATCGAACAAGAAATTAGAGATGGAATTATTCCGGATCCAAATGCTATCGATCCTATTACCGGAGAACCATTGCCAGATGGAGGAATGATGGGAGATATTCCAACGGAACCAGATTTAGAATCTCAAGGTGGAATAACTCAAGTTGATGGTAAGAGTGCTGAAATATAAATAACTTATATCGTTATAATAATTTTAAATGGAAGATGTATTAGATTTAATTGTCACCGATGCTTCGGCATCTGAGATTAGTGATAGGATTAAAGATGTTTTATTCTCTAAAGCATCTGACAAAATTGAAGGTATCCGTTCAAATGTAGGTGCTTCAATGTTTGATGAACCAGAAGAAACACAAGAGGAAGAATAATGGCAAGAATTCTTGTTAAAGGGACAGAAATTGATGTTCCAAATACTGTTAGTGCCGGATCTAGTTTTAGTCAAGCGACTGTAGTTCGTTTAATAAATCCTAGTACTTCCACTGATTATGTGATAACAGTTCAAGAAACTGCAGGCGGAACTACAGTTGGAACTTTTACCATTTTGAGAGGAACAACAGAATTATTAGAAAAACAACCAACACATACAGTTTCAGTAAATTCTGGATCAGATGTGAGGGGTGCAAAAGTAGGATTTACCGCATAAAAAAATGAAACTTATCACAGAAGAAATAACAAATGTAAAAATTATTACCGAGGGCAAAGGTTCCGGTAAAAAATTATATATTGAAGGAGTATTTCTCCAAGGAAACATTAAAAACCGTAATGGTAGAATGTATCCTATGGAAACTCTTTCCCGTGAGGTAAAAAGATATAATGAAACTTTTGTAAATAAAGGTCGTGCTCTTGGAGAACTTGGTCATCCTGATGGACCTACAGTTAATCTTGATAGAGTTTCTCATAAAATTACTTCTCTTACAGAAGATGGAAATAATTTTAAAGGAAAGGCACAGATCCTGAATACTCCAATGGGCAAGATTGCATCTTCTCTTCTTGATGAAGGTGTGATGCTGGGAGTTTCTTCTCGTGGTGTTGGTTCATTAAGAACTACAAATGAAGGTCATAAAGTTGTTGGTGAAGATTTCATGTTAGCAACTGCTGCTGACATTGTTGCTGATCCCTCCGCACCTGATGCTTTTGTCTCAGGAATTATGGAAGGAAAAGAGTGGGTTTGGGAAGGAGGAATTCTTCGTGAACAACTCGCAGAAACAACTAAGAGAAGAATTAACACTCTTGTTGACCAAAGAAGACTTGAAGAGCATAAGTTGAACTTATTCAACGAATTTTTATCAAATCTTTAAATTATAAATAAATATAGATTAATACAAACATATCTAGTCAAATGTCCG